CAACTTAGATAATCAAACTATTAAAAACGTAGCTGGTTTTGTTTATGAGTACGTTTTAGAAAATTATAAGGGTGCAACACTATCCGAGCTAAAAAAAGCGTTTAAAATGGGAATAAGTGGTGAATTCGGTGAATTTGTAGGGTTTGGTACTGTAACATTCACTAAGTTTATTAAAAGTTACATGAGCTATTCAAAACGAGAACAAGCTATTAAAGAATGGTTTAAATACCAAACACCAACAACTGAAAAACCAATCACTAAGTTTTTTGAGCAAAATTTACAGATAGCTAAATACTTTTTTTCAATATGTGAAGAAAAAAACTCTGAACGATTCCATACAATAATAAACCATGAAGACAATGTAATGCATCTACCTTCTATTTATGAGTTCCTATATGCTAATTATCAAATATCATTTACAGATGAAAGCAAAGAAATAATTAAGAAAAATGCTAAGATTAAATACAATAATTATATTAAAAAGTCAGGATTAAAAGATGCTGATGCAAAAGGTTATCAAAACATAATTACTTCAGTAATAGATAATCAAAACAAAACATTTGACAATTATGTTAAAACACAGGCTTTAATCTTCTTAACTTTAAAACTAAAGAAACAAAATAAAACATTTGATAATTTAAAATCTTTAAAATGAAATATAAATTAAAAATTTGGGAATGTAATTCTAAAGGTCAAGAAAAAATAGCTGATATATTTTTATTTAATACTATTGAGGAATTAAGAGAATATGTTAAAAATATAAATTTAGAAATGAAACCTTATAAAATGAATAAAAAAACAAAAGGATATTCTATAACATCATAAAAACAAATAAACATGAAAACAAACAATCAAACAAATCTATCACTAATTTGTAAAACAGAATGGTGGGTAAAAAAATTAGATGTAAACTCAATAAGAGGAACATTCGACTGGAATCAATACATGAAATATTTAAAAGCTTTACAGAATAATGAAAAAAAATAATATAACAGTTCTTTCATCATTACTAAATAGTGGAGAAAGCTATCAAGAAAAAAAATCAAAAGAGTTTGCTAATATTTTAAAAGAAATAATTGAAAAACATATTATTCCAAAGTTTGGAAGTAAACTTACCATGTCAATAGAACAAGGTTTATTTACATCTGGTGAATATGGTAGTTACAGAATTCCTTTTATAGATGAATCAAAAAAAGAAGTATGCTATATTATAGCTGATACAATAATTGGAGAGTGGAAAGTTTATGAAAAAAAGTGATTATCAATTAATTTTGTTTGCTATCTTTTTAATTATATCTTTGTTATTAAATAGCTGAGAATGAAAATCCAAAAAGTAAAAATTACTGCGATAAAAAGCAATCCAAACAATCCACGATTAATTAAGGATGACAAGTTCCATAAATTAGTTAAGTCTATTAAAGAATTTCCTCAAATGCTTGAGTTAAGACCAATAGTCGTAAATGATGAAATGGTTATACTTGGTGGCAACATGAGACACAAAGCTTGTATTGAAGCTGGGTTAAAAGAAGTAACAATTGTAAAAGCAAGTGAATTAACCGAAGAACAGCAAAAGGAATTTATAATTAAAGATAATGTAGGGTTTGGTGAATGGGACTTTGATATGTTGGCAAATGAATGGAATGCTGAAAGTTTAGAAGAGTGGGGATTGGATGTTTGGAAAGCACCAGTTGATGTTGATTACTCTATATTAGATGATGAAGACGTTTCTGAACAATTAGAGCAAATGACTGATGGTGTTAAAAAAGCTATTCAGATTGAATTTGAATCTGAACATTATGAACAAGCATTTGAACTTGTAAAATTCTGGAGGGATAAAAAAGCTTATGTAGGCGGTATGATAATGGAATATTTAAAAGCTGAAAAAGATAAATTATGAAGTTATTAAAATCAGAAATAAACGGAATTAAATTTTATCATAGAGAAGGAATGTCAGACCTTAAAACTTTTAATGAAGTCATAGGAAATGAAACTTATTTAAAAAAAGGAATGACAATTAAACAAGGTGAAACTTGGATGGATTGTGGTGGAAATGTAGGTGCATTTACTTTATTAGCTTGTTCAAAAGGTGCAAAAGTTACAGTTTATGAACCAGATCCGTTTAATTGCGATATGATTAAAAACAATTTAAAGTTAAATGGTTTTGAAGCTGAGATAAAACAAGTAGCCTTAGTTCATGATAATAGAAAAGAAGTTATTTTATTTATTGGTAACAATGGCAATGTTTGGAGAAATTCAATAGTAAAGAAATGGAATAACAAAGGTTTAAAAGTATCTTGTTTAAATTTTGATGCTGAAGCTAAAAACTTTGATTGTTGCAAAATGGATATTGAGGGTGCTGAAATGTTAATTTTAGAAAATACAAATAAGGTATTTAATAAATTAGTTTATGAGTGGAGTTTTGATATTGACGATAGTTTGCCACGTTTTTGGAATATAATTGAAAAGCATCAAAAACAATATTCAGATTTAAAAGATGTCGGTAATACTGGCAAATTTAAAAGTCGTGATTATGATGTTTGGCAAAAGTCTTGGTTTCCTGCGTGTACTAATGTTTTTGCATTTAATAAATAATATATGAAACGTATAGATTTAATTGAGGTAAAGCATAATCGTAAAATTGGCGAAGCGTGTGAATATATCGAGCCTAATGTAACTGAAGATTGTATTTTTTATGTAGATAATGAACCTATCGGTTTTTACTTAACTAAGATGCCTGAGAAGATGTGTAAACTTGCTGACTTAGCAAATGCTGAGTTTAGAAGTAAGAATGTGCCTAAATCATTAATGGCAAGAGCTGGTAAGTTAAGAGCTTTACAAATGGGTAAAACAAAAGATGAAGCTAACGCAATTGATGTAGAACAGTATTCAACAATTATTGGTTCTGTGCCACCCAAAGCATTAATGAGAAGGGAATATAAAAATAGAAGTTCTGTTCATTCAGTAAAGTCAGCACAAACATTTATAAAGGCTATGTTATTACTCGCTAAAGAAAGCGAACAACTTATTAAAGAATTACTGCCAAAACAATACGAACAACAAATTGAATTGTTTAAAGATGTTCCTGAAAAATGGAGATTTGGAAACTTATTTACAAGTTCAATTTCAAACTTTAATATTTCAGCCAACTTTCATAGAGATGCTGGTAATATAGTTGGTGCAGTTAATGTAATCATTTGTAAAAAACATAATTCAAAAGGTGGCGATTTACATGTGCCTGATTATAACGCTACAATAGGACAGCAAGATAATTCTATTTTAGTTTATCCTGCATGGAGAAACGTACATGGTGTAACTCCTATAATACCAATTCACAAAGACGGATATAGAAATTCACTTATTTTTTACCCATTAAAAGCATTTAAAGGATTAGATTAAAAATATAAAATTATGCCAAGAAAAGGAGGAGTTCCTGAAAATCTTAAACCATTTAAGAAAGGACACGATGAAAGAAGAAACATGAAAGGAGCACCAGCTAAAATTCCTTCATTAGACCAATTACTTGCTGAAGTTTTAGGAGAAGAAAAAGAAGGTATCGAAGCTGCAAAAGCAATCTTAATGGCACTAAGAGCAAAAGCGGTGAAAGGAGACACAAAAGCAGCTGAAATTTTATTAGATAGAGCATACGGAAAAGCAAAACAAACAATTGACCAAAATACAAACTTACAAGCCTTTACTATTAATTTAATCAATCCTGAAGATATTAATAAAGTAAATAATCTGTGAAAATTCAGTGAACACGACAAATGTATTTAGTAAACTTTTAACAGCAGATACAAGGCTTATAATTAGTCAGGGTGGAACTTCATCCAGTAAAACATACTCAACACTTCAATTACTTTATTTAATAGCTTATAAAAGGCAAGGAACTCACATCTCAATAGTAAGTGAAACACTCCCACATTTAAAAAGAGGAGCAATGAGGGACTTTTTTAAAATATTAAAAGAAGATAACCTTTATTCAGAAAAAAATCATAACAAGTCAGGAAACATTTATAACATAGGGGATTCAATAATTGAATTTTTTAGTGCAGATAATGGAGACAAAGTAAGGGGAGCAAGAAGGGATTACTTATTTATAAATGAGTGCAACAATGTAAGTTTTGAAACTTATAACCAATTAGAAGTAAGAACAAAGAATCAAATCTATTTAGATTACAATCCAAGCCATGAATTTTGGGTACATGAAAACCTTTTAAGAAATGAAGTTGAACACACATTTATCAAATCAACTTATAAAGACAATCCTTACTTAGATAATAATATAGTTAAGTCAATTGAAAGTAGAAGATTAACAGACCCAAACTGGTGGCGTGTATTTGGTGAAGGTGAACTTGGATTTGCTGAAAGTTTAATTTTCACACATTGGAAACAAACAAAAAGTATTCCTGAAGGAAATGTAGCTTATGGGCTTGACTTTGGTTATAACCACCCAACAGCATTAGTTAAAGTTACAGAACACGATGGAAAGTTTTATGCTGAACAATTGATTTATGAAAGCCACATGACTAACCAACAATTAATTGAAAGGCTTAAACAATTAAATATTAACCGAACAGCAGAGATATTTGCAGACTATTCAAGACCTGAAAGCATACGTGAAATATATTTAGCTGGGTTTAATATAAAAGATGCTGTAAAGGATGTTAAAAAAGGAATTGACTCGGTTAAATCAAAGGAACTTTACATTCATGAATCTTCTGTGGATTTAATTAAAGAATTACGTTCTTATTCATGGAAAAAAGACCGTAACGAAAAACTACTTGAAGAGCCTATAAAAATAAATGATGACGCCTGTGATGCTTTAAGATATTGCATACATACATGGAAAGCTCCACAAATTACATTTATGAAACCAAAAATTACTAACTTTGGAAGCCGAAACAATTACTAATGATAAAAGCGGATATTAAAGGAAAGGAATATGAAATTCCAACAAGTTGGGCAGATGTGCCTTACATTAAAGCAATTGAAGTAATAAAGATAAAAGAACCTGATTTAGCTTTATGTAAATTAATAGGAATTGAAATAGAAGAACTTAACAGCCTTCAAAACAAGTCAGTTGCTATTCTTTATAATTGCGTTCAATTTATTACTGATGTTTCAATAATGGAATCAAATGAGCCAAAAGAAAAATACAAAGATTTTGACTATGGTTCTAAAAGTTATGGTGATACCGAAAAAGTAAGAAACATTATAAGCCAAAATTCAGATAAAAACTTTTTGGATTTAGCACCTGAAATAATTAAACACTTAACTGGTGACGATATTAGCAATGAACCATTTAGTGAAGTAATTGGAACTGTAGGTTTTTTTTTAAATCAATGGATGATTTCTATAAGCAATATTCAGAACTTAATGAAAGCAGTAGGGATGAAAAACAACTTATTGCAGGAATTGAAAGAATCGACCGATTCGGAAGCTTCGGTACTTACGTTGAATTAGCAAGAAGAGGGGCTTTAGGTAGCACTATTGATGAGGTTTTAAAACAAACTACAAGAGTTGTTTATCATTTATTACTTTATGATAAATTAAAGTCAGATTATGAACGAGAATTAATAAAACAGAAATGAAGCCAACAGAATGTGCCTTTTATTTAATTGGAAAGTTTTATATTAATACTGTAATAAGGAGCAAAGAGGAAGCCATCAAATGTAGTATTTTAGCAATTGATGAAATATTAAAAGATACCACAAAACAAGAATATTGGATTGAGGTAAAAGAAATACTTAACAAGCTATGACTATAATTCAAAATATTAGAGAATCAGTAAATAATTGCCCTTCAATAACAAATCCTTTATTTGTTCATGGTAGAAGTTCAGATACTGCATTAGATTCAGCAAAAGAACTTAATATTGGTACATTTGTTTATTTAGAACCAATTACTAAAACAATAGGCATTACAGACCAATTTAAAACTGATGCAATTGTAATTGGTTTTTTAACACAGGATGAACCTGATTCTGAAAGTGATGAGGTAATAAATGAGGAAAGCCAATTATCAATGGAAGAAAAGATTGCACAAATGGAAACTGAATCTATTGCTTGGTTAAATTACTTTTTAGATAATTATACTTATTCAATTTCAGGAACTTTTACTTTGCAGCCTGTTTATAGAATTAAAGGTGTTATGACTGGGGTTTTATTAACATTAACAGTTATTGAGCCAAATCAATGCTAACTTTAAGCCAACAGATTTTGATAGAACAATTTGCTCAAAAAGTTATTACTGACTTAAGAATAGTTTTAAAAACAAAGCCTATTCCAAGAAAGTCGGTAAGATATGAGCAAGGCAAAAGAATTGAAAAAACTTTTTCAGCTCCAGTAAGTGCAAGTGGAAGATTAGCTAATAGTTTACGTTATGAAATTACAGATACTCAATTAATAATTTGGGGTGAAGATTATATTTATTTTTCTATTTATGGAAGAGCACCAACAACAAAAGCTGGTTCAGGAACTGTAAAGGATAAAATAAAACAATGGATTAAAGATAAAGGAATTACAAGTGATATTTCAGAAAATCAATTAGCTTATTTAATTAGTCGCAAAATACATAGAGAAGGAAATTCAATTTATTTATTTAGTGGAAAAAAGAATACAGGCTTATTAGATAATGTAATAACAAATGAAATGGTTAAGCAGTTTAATGATAAATTTACAAAACAAATAGAAGCGGATATTGCAGCCGAATTTAATAAGGACTTAGGATAAATGGCAACAAACGTATATTTAACAGACGCACCTAACTATCTTTGGAATGCAGCTTATTCCGACATTATTTATTTATTTGATTTTAAGCAATACCAAGTATTTTCAGCAACAGAACAAATAGCATCAAGCGTTGGAACTGGAAAAACACAAATAAATCTTTATTATACTTGGGACATCAATCCTTCTAAAAACGAATATGTTTGGATTGACACAGGAATTTATGCAGGAAAGCATAGAGTACTAAGTTCAACAAATAATTCAGTTATAATTGATTTTCCTTTTGATGTTAATATAACAGGCGATGTATTCATAAAGTCGCTTAGATTACCTCAATTTGAATTATACAAAGGTTTTAATACTGGTGAACAATTTGATGCTGCTTTGCCTTATACTTTAGTAACTTCATTTACTTATATTTTCAATTCGAATTATCAATTAGAAATAAACATAAAAGGTTTAGTTCAAAAGTGTTTTACTATTGAGCCACCAGTATTAACACAGGATTATGATTTTAGCGTATTCAATGCATTCCGTTTAGTTTGGGATGAGGAAATTACTGATTATGCTTTAGTTCTTAATTCAAGTATTCCAACAGATGAATTAAATGCTGTTTACTTATCAAATGGCTTACCATTGACAAATGTAGATGAACAATTATTGTGGGGATGTGGAAACACATTTTATACTATATTTGATGGCGGTTATCCTAAATTAAAAGCATTCAATGGATTTGAACAAGCGGTGGCAGGGTTCAATAATGCATTTCAAACAAATCAATTTGCACAAGGTTTTGATATAACATAATTACACAATGGCAGTAAAAACAAAAGCACAGATACTAACTGAAATTTCAACTTTGTTGGCAGATAATACAACAGGTGATATTTCAGCAAATGATGTAAGAACAGTTGTAAATGATATTACTGATTCATACGAAGATTTAATTACAGCAGGAACAACTTCTCAATATTGGAGAGGTGATAAAACATGGCAAACATTACCTATATATGAATTAGATGGGACATTAACTGCTGCTCAAATAAATGCTTTAGATACGACACCTATACAGGTAATTGCAGCGCAAGGTGCAAATAAAATAGTTTTAGTAGAATCAGTAACAGCAAAGTTTACATATATAGCTCCTGCTTATACAACAACAGGGGAAGTTTGGACGACTTATGATGAAACAGATGTTAATCAAAGAATTACAACTTTAATAGACGATATTCGATTAACTGGCTCTAATAATGCGTGGATAACAAATACAGGGGTTCAAATTAAATTATATTCTACTTCAATAGAAAATAAACCAGTTAAATTATATTGCGATGCTGCAATTTCAGGAGGTGCAGGAACGTTAAAATATAATATTAAATATAGAATAATTTCATTTTAAATATAGAATAGTAACTACTTCTTAATGTATCAAGACAGAATATTTAACTTAATAAAAGGGCAAGAATTAACTTTTGATTTAAACCGAATATACGTTTACGGTTATGAACCATTATACGATGTTTATTTAGATTATGAAGTTAATTACGTTGTTGGTGCTATGTTTGTAGGAAATACACCCTCACAAATACCTAATTGGTTAACAATAACACAAACACAAAACGTAAACACATTAAATTACCCTTTAAGTTATGATGCTGCTCAATATCCTGAAAGTTTACAAAACGGAACGGATTATATTAAAGAATGTAAAATAAAAATTGATACTGCAGGGACTTACTTTTTAAAATTAGCAGGATTCTTTTTTAAAGATAGCTCAACAAGAGGCAGGTTTATAGGTAATGGATGGACTTTAAATGTAGTAGAGCCACCACCACCATTAGTTTATAATAATGCAGGAATAGTTTATAATAAATATGACAGGGTTATAAGAGTTGAAAAAAACAAAACAACTGAAGTAAGTTTTGGGACTGATGGACTTTTTCCAAATGGTGAACAACTTATTATTAACAGCACTTTACCAGCCTTTATAATTAACAACACAATTAATTCTTATACTCAAACATGGACTTTATCTCCGACTTCTACAGGAACTTTTTATTATAATGCAAGTGCTTATTTAAGAAATAGTTTTGAAGGGGCTGCAGCAATAACAGTAATTGTAGTTGATTCACTTTTTGAAGAAATAGACAATTGCTGTTCGGATGAAAATGTAAACATTGTTTGGTTTAACAGGCAAGGCGGTCGTGGTAACTTTATATTTACTCAAAGAAAAGATTTCAATGTTGAAATAGGTAAGAAATCAACTTACTTAACAAACGATATAAAAAGATATTCTGAAATAAAAAATGTTCATAATGGATTCAAAGTTTATTCAACTGGATTAACTTTAAATCAAATAGACTTTTTAGATACGCTTAGGTATTCAATACAGTGTTGGCAGTTTGTAAATGGTGTTTTTATTCCATTGATATTAGATATAGGTTCATTTGAAAAATACAATACAAAAGAAAACATGTATGAAATTTCAATGAACTTTTTATATGCTGAAAGGTTAAACATACAAAGACAATAAATGTGGCTATTCTCGAAATTAAAATACAAGAAAAAATCATTGATTTATACGATGAGGAAAGAATCGTGCAATCTTTTTCATTGATTAACATTGAAGATATTACCAAACGAGAAAGCGAATATTCAAACACATTTAAAGTACCAAGAACAAATAATAATTTACAGGCTTTAGATTATATTGATTTTCTAAATTCAAACTCTTTACTCCCTTATTCTCGTTTAGATTGCCAAATTTTAATTGATGGCTTTTTATTCAAAAAAGGTTTTATTTCAATTGAAAGTATTGAAGAGGATATTACTTTACAGTTTTATACTGGAAACGCAGGATTCTATGAAATAATAAAAACAAAAGAATTATCTGATATAAATACAGATAACACACCAAGTTTAGAAACTACTTGGAGTTTAGCAAATGTTATTTCAAAAAGGACTGCAAGTGAAGGTTTATTTTTTCCAATGATTGATTATAATGGAATGCCGACAGCATCAAGCTTAGTTGATGTACGTTTATTATTGCCTTCATTTTATCGTAAAACTTTAATAGAAGCTATTGTTGAAGATGCTGGTTATACTTTAATTAACAATATAGGTACAGACACAATAGATGCTTATAATCACGATATAATACCAACAGCAACAAATAAGCTTTATAATGACCAAAATACAATTGATGCTAACTTTTATAAAGGTGTTGATAATTATAGAAACAGAAATTTAAGTGTAGCAACAAAAGAATTTACAGCACCAGTAACAACCTTTGATTTATCTTATACAGGTTTTGATGTATTTAAATTTGATTTTCTTGAAGGAAATGAGAATACATTTACAAACGTTCCAAATGGCAGAAGTTATTTTACTTCAAACGTTGCAGGTGATTATAATGTAAATATTAATTTTAATATTAGTGCAGTAAATACTTTTAGATGGGGTAACTATGCCAACACACAGGACATTCCAAGATTCATTGCAAATACTACAATAAGATTTTATTTAAGAATAGGAAATAGAGAAGTTCAATTTCATCAAATAAATAATAACTTTGAAAATCCAGCTAATATAATAGCACCTTATATTAATTCAACTTTTAGTGATGTAATAAACTATTCAGGAAAAATAAATGTTAATCAAGGTGAACAGGTTAGTATTCGAATAAATGTATCATGTGTATTTGCGGATTCTGATGTTACATACGCACCTATTGGAAATGTGCGTTCTAACGTTTTAGTTCAATGTGCAAAAGGTGATACCTTTGAAATAAAGTTAGCTGATAGTTTAGCATTTAACGGAATTGTTAATCCTGCAGGTTGTTTAAGAGGAATAAAACAAAGTGAATTTTTAAAAGACACTTTGATAAGATATTGTTTAATTCCAATTGTAGATGAGGATAATAAAAAAGTTACTTTATTTGAATTTAACCAAATTAAAGACAATATTACAAATGCAGTTGACTGGAGTGGAAAATTAGATGAAACAAATGAAAAGGAATTAACTTTTAAAATTGATTCTTACGGTCAAAACAATTACTTAAATCATAAAGAAGATAAATTTGTTTTACAATTACCACAAGGAAGTAATGGAGTTATTACAATAGGAAATCAAAACTTAGAATTAAATAAGGATTTATATGAAAGTCCTTTTGCAGCAACAGAAACAGTATTAAGGTTAAATGGAAAAAAAGTTATGTATATTAATTTACATGATGGTGTTTCTTTAACAACAACAGAAAGTTTTAAAAACGATGTGCAGCCAAGAACAGGTTATACATCAAAAGAAAATTTCACAGTAACTTATACTGATGGAATTACAAGCACAATTGTTTCAACTGATATTCCATTAACATGGTTCATTGATAGTGCTAAAAATTACAACGGGGGCTTTCAATACTTATTAGATTATTCAATTGACTTAATAGCTATTTTACAAAATTTAAAAGTAGTAAAAACAGATATTAGGTTAAATATTTTGGATATTATAAACTTAAATTATTTTTATCCTATTTACATTTCAGAGTTCAATTCATATTTCTTTTTAAGCAAAATAAATCAATTTGACTATACTTCTAATGAAAGTACAAAGGTTGAATTAATTAAATTAAACTAACATGGCAGAAGTTAAACTATTTGAAGTAAATCTAAACGAAACGATTAATAACATTAAACGTTTAGAAGAGGAATTAAAAGCAATTAAAAAAGTTTATAAGGAAGCTGCTATTGGTAGTGAGGAGTTTGTTAAAGCACAATCTGCAGGTAAAGATTTAACTGCTGAAATAAAGAAACAAAATGATGCATTAAAAGCAAACACAAATGCTTTAGGTGGTATTAATAGTGCTGCAAAGTTTGCTGAAGGTTCTTATGGAAAATTAAAACAACAAATAAAAGAAAATAAAGCGGCATTAGATGCTGCAGTTGAAGGCTCAAAAGAATTTGACGAAGCTTTAAAAGAAAGAATACGTTTAGAAAATCAAAGAATTGCTATTGAAGAAAAAATACCTTCATTACTTCAAAAAAGAATACAAGGCGGTATTGAAGAAGCTAATACTATTCAAGAATTAAAACAGCAAATAAAAGAATATACAAATGCTGTTATAAGAGGTGAAGAGGGAGCTGCTGCAAAATTAGCTGAATTAAAAGATAAATTAGAAGATGTAAAAGATGCAACAGAAACTTTTAAAGGTAGTGGAGTTGAGGCATTACAATCGTCTATGGGTATGCTTCGTGAATCAATTGAAAATTTTGATTTAGATAAATTTAAAACAGGATTAAACGGTTTAGGAGCTTCAATGAAAGCTATTCCAATATTTTTAATTATAGAAGGGATTACTTTCTTACTTGAAAAGTTTGGAATAATGGATTTAATTGTTACCGCTTTAACAGATGCTTTTTATGCTTTAACTGATGCGTTAGGATTAACTAATAAAGAAGCTGAAAAAGCTGCAAAATCCATGATTGAAGGCATGGAAAAAGCAAATGAAATAACACAGGCTAAATATGATGCTGAAATAAAACTTGCTAAAGCTGCTGCTAAAAATACTGAATCATTAGAACTTGAAAAATTAAAAGAAGTTGAAAGAAATGCTTTTAATCAATTAAATATTTTAAAAATATTAGCAAATAAAAAAGGTGAATTAAATAAAGATGAACAAAAAGATTTTGAAAAATTACAACTTGATTTAATTGCTGCAAGTGCTGAAAGAGCTGTTAAAGAAGCTGAAATAAGTAAAAGAATTTCAGATGCTCGAAAAGATTATGCAACAACTGTAAAAAACAGTGAAGATACATTAAGGAAAGCAAGACAAAGTGATTCTCAAAATGCTATTGATGAGGCAAAAAAAAGTAGGGATGAACAATTAAAAATTTTAGAACAACAATTTCAAGATGGTAAACTTTACAATGGAAACACAAAACAAAACATTGCGGAGTTTGAAAAAGCAAAACAAAATATAATTCAGGCTTCAAATATTGAAGTTGCTAAAATAAATTCTGAAGCTGCAAAAGAAGCTAAAGCAAAACGTGATAAGGTACATGAAGATGAATTAAAAAGACAAAAGGAATTATTAGAAGGTGTTAAAAGAAACCAACAAGAAGAAATATCTTTATTAGAATCTAAGATTCAAGAACGTAAAAACTTACAAGAAAAAAGTTTTGCTGAACAAGAGGACTTAATTAAGTATCAATATGAAGTTGCTAAATACAATGCTAATGGTAATTATGAAGCCATGTATAAAGCGCAAGTTGATTTTGATACTGCAATGTTGGAACTTCAAAAAAATCAAAAAGAAGAGGAAGAACGAATAAATAAAGAGTACTTTGAAAAAGATTTAAGTGCAAGAAAATTACAGCAAGAAATAATAATAAATGAAGAACAAGCATTTCAAGAGGTTAATTTTGAAGATGCAATAAATACTTTAGAAACTCAATTTGAAGCAAAACAAAATTTATTATTACTTCAAAGAGAACAAGAGCTTTATGGTTTAGATGAACATTCTTTAAAATATCAAGAAATAATTTCAAGATATAACCTACAGGAAATAGAACTTGAAAGACAAAAGCAAGATGAAAAAGCAAAGTTAAGACAGGCAGAGGTTCAATCAGTTGCAAATACAATGCAAGTTATAATGAACTTAGGGGCTTTACTTGCTAAAGACCAAGAGAAACAGGGAGCTTTTGCAAAGATGGCTGCATTAATAAACATAGCAGCAAACACAGGTTTAGCAATTTCAAATTTAACAGCAACTTCCTTTTCACCATTATCACCTGACAACGTTGCAACTGGTGGTATAGCAGCTTATGCAAAGTTAGCAGCAGGTTTAGTTACCATTACTTCAAACATGGTACAAGCAAAACAATTAATTAATTCATTTGAGGAAGGTGGTTATACAGGCGAAGGAAATCCACATGAAGTTTCTACTAACTTAGGAAGTAAAAGTTACACATATCACAAGGATGAATATGTTGTACCTTCAAGGGTATTAAATACTTCAAAGGGTTCGGCTTTAGCAGGGCAATTAGAAAACATGAGGTTAGGAATGAGCAATCCTATGCCACATATAAGTGGTATGTTTGACGGTGGTTTTACAGGTCGCAGCGCAGGAATGGAAACTTCAAACATGTTATCAAACCAAATAATGATGCAAAAATTTATTGAAAGTATGCCTAATCCAGTTGTAAGAGTAACTGATATAAATAAAACACAGAATAGTGTACAAAGGGCAGTAAACGTTAGTTCACTTTAACTTTTTAACATAATCCTTCCAACCGAAAGGTTCTTTGTCTTTATAATAATCTTTTAATATATCACGGATTTTTGCTGAAGCTCTTTGTTCACTATCTACTAAATCACATTCAAATTTATGCAAAGTAGTTGAGCCTAAACACACTTGATATACTTTATAATTCTTTGGTTTTTTTGACATTTTATATTAAGTAATATTAAAAAACAAATTTAATTTTTTTCCTTTGAATAAATTTACTAATAATATGAAAATAGCTAAATTAAATATTGAAGGTTACATTGGAGGAAGTGATATGGTATCATTATTTTCAGGTGCAGAAACCTTTAGTTTAGCAACTTTAAAACGTTTTTTAGATACGTTGGAAAGTGATGTAACAGACATTCATGTTTACATTAACAGTGGTGGTGGTTCTGTGATTGAAGGATGGTCTATTTATGACAAACTAAAAACAAGCGGTAAAAAAATTACTACAATAGGTGAAGGAATGGTTGGTTCAATTGCAACCATTATTTTTATGGCTGGTGATTATAGAAAGTTACATGAAAATTCACGTTTCTTTATTCATAATCCTTATTGGCAGCCTGATTCACCAACACCAATGGAAGCGGATGATTTAATTTCTTTAGGCGAAAGCTTACAAGCTGAACAAAAAAAGATTTTAGATTTTTATTCTAATCAAACAGGAAAAGCAGTTGAAGATTTAGAACCATTAATGCAAAAAGCAACCGACTTAACAAGCGCACAAGCTTTAGAAATGGGTTTTGCAAATGAAATTATATCAACAAGTGTAAATTATACACCTTATAAATTAGTTGCTTTTGTCGCAACAGAAAACAAACCAAAACAAATAAAAATGAACAAAAACGAACAATCAGTATCGTGGATTAAAAGAGGATTCACGAAGTTAGCTGCATTGATAAACGGGGTTACTTTGAACATGGAAATGCCTGTTAAAGATGCGGAAGGAAATGAAGTGTTATTATACGTTGATTCTGAAACTGAAGATTTAGTTGGTAAGTCAGCTTACTTATTAGATGCTGAAGGTAATGAAAGCGCAGCACCAAACGGAGACTATACAGATGCTAATGGCAGAGTAATTAAAGTTGCTGAAGGTGTAGTTGCTGAAGTTATTGAAGTTGAAGCTAAAAAGCATGAAGGTGAGGAAGAAACTAAAATGGAAGATTTAATTGCAAAAATTGCTGAATTGGAATCAACAAAAGCAAATTTAACTTCTGAATTAGAATCTGTAAAAGCTGAAAAGTCAAAAGCAGAAACAGAATTTAATGCATTTAAAAACGAATTTGAATCACTTAAAAAAGTGGTTATTGGTAAAGGTTCAAACTTCCAAGCAAGTGAACAAGACTTTACTAAAAAGGAAGCTACAAGCGACAATTCTTTTGGAGCATGGGCAATTAATAAAATAAAAAACAATAATTAAAAACTAAAAATTAAAACAAAATGGCAGTAGTTACTTCGTTTACAACTTATACAGGTAAACAATCAGAATTTAGAGAATTGGTTATGAAAAAACTTGCTGGTTATGCAAGAGTTGACCAATTAGGATTTCAATTAGTTGAAGATGTACAATCTAACAAGATTATGTACAAAGACAATTACTTGGATAAAATCACAAAAAAATTTACAACTTGTCAAAACACCGAAACAGGAACTGGTATTGCGGTTTCATCTTTTACTTTGTCAGTTGCAAATATGCAAGCACAATTAGAACAATGTGCTGCTGTATTTGATTCTACAATTGCAGAAATAGTTCGTAAAAAAGGTGCTGATATTAATGACTTAACAGGAACTGAAATTGAAGCTTACGTTCTTGAAAAAGTTGCTGAAGCTGCAGCACGTGATTTATTTAGAGTTATGTTCTTAGGTGATACTACTTTATCTAATAGCGATTACACTCAATTTGATGGCGTGTTTAAAAAGGTTAAAGCTGGTTACTTAGCAGGTGACGGTACTGTTTATGGCGGTACTATTTCAGCGAGTGATATTAATACTTCAAACATTGTAAATGCTTTAGATTCTAAAATTTATGATGTACAACCATATGAATTAAAATTCATTGAAGATTCACAAAAAGTATTATTAGTAACTGATAACATTTACAAAGCATGGGTTAAATATCTTTCATCAACTGCTTATGGAATTGTTGAACAGCGTTCTGCTTTAGTTAATGGTTTAACTGGTATTACTTACAGAGGTATTCCAATGGTATCTTTAGGAGTTTTAGACAAATACATTGCAACTGATTTCGCAACAGGTTCTCCTGCAGCAGCAGCAACTCCTTACAGAGCTATCTTAACAAAAGCTGATAATCATTATTTGGCTACAGATACTTTGACTTCTACTTCACAAGTACAAATGTGGTATGACCAAACAGATGACAAAAACTACACTCGTTTACGTTACAAAGCTGGTTATAACTATGCATTCGGTGAATTAAACGTTTTCGCAGGATTCTAATTTAACGGGAGTAGAAACACTCCCTTAACAATTTAATTAAAATAAAAAATGGCAACAAATTGTAATGACTTAATAAGCGGAATAAATCCAGCATGTGACGCACTTAATAAAGTAGGTGGTGTTAATAAGCGTGTTTGGATTGGCTTAAAAGGAAATATTACTTACACGAAAGATTCTAATGGTTATGTAAATACTGTTAGTATGGGTACTGTAGGTTCTTTACCTTCTAAACTTTATACATTCACAGGAAAACGTGATAAAAATTCTTTTGCATTTCCTTTAACTGCAGGTGAAAACATTAATACATTTAATCACCAAGCTATGATGGCATTGTATTATTCAACACCTTCAGAACTTGAAACACTTAATCAATTAGCAAATGCTGATGATGTTGTAGTTTTCATGGAAGGAAATGATTCTAAAATTTATGTTTTAGGTTTAGATAAAGGATTAAATGCAACAGCTGGTGAAGGTGGTTCAGGAATATTGTTAAATGATTCAACTGCTTACATGATTACTTTAAGCGGTGAACAAACAACTGCACCAAATATCTTCAGAGTAAATGCAGCTGCAAGTTTAGCAACAAACCAAGCTTACTTAGACGCTTTAACATAATTGATAAAATTAATTATTAAGAGCCTCACATTAGTGGGGCTTTTTTATTTATATTTGTTGATATAAATTATAGTAATGCCAAGACCAAGACCTAGAGAAACAGACGATGAATTTATACAACGTTGCATGGGTGATTCTCAAATGCTAAGTGAATTTCCTGAAAATGACCAAAGATATGCAGTTTGTCAATCTAAATTAGAAACTTACGCAGCTGTTAAAATTTCATTTGATTATGATGGAACGCTATCAACAGCAAAAGGTAAAGAACTTGCAAAAAGTTTAGATGGTGATATTTACATAATTTCAGCAAGACAATCAAGAACAGGAATGCTTAGCACAGCAAGGAGTTTAAATATACCTATTTCAAGAGTTTATGCAACTGGTTCTAATAAAGCTAAGATTGAAAAAATTAAGCAATTAGGAATATCTAAGCATTACGATAATAACATGGATGTTATTAAACAACTTGAAAAAATTGGTATTCATTTTACTAATTATTTAAATGCAGAAAGTTATAATGATTATCCTGAAAGTGTTTCAAATAATGCTAAAAGAGGAATTGAATTAAACGATAAAGTAAATAATAAATGTGCAACGCAAGTAGGTAAAGTAAGAGCGCAGCAATTAGCTAATAATGAGAATTTAACTATTGATACAATACAGCGTATGTATTCTTATTTAAGTCGTGCAGAAACTTATTATGATGAAAGCAATACAGAAGCCTGTGGAACGATAAGTTATCTTTTATGGGGTGGTAAAGCTGGTTTAAATTGGAGCAGAAAAAAATTAATAGAATTGGGTTTATTAAATGAATAGTGAATTAATAAATAAGGTTAAATCAGTTTTAGATAACCCAAAACAAAGATTAAATGATTTGTTTGAATTATGTAAAACACTTTGCAATCATGCAGTAAATATAAATTGTTCATCATGTGTAACGGAAGGAGTTATGCTTTTGACAAATTGGATTAAAGAAAACAATATAAAATTGGAAGCTCAAAACTATTTTAGGAAAGCAGTAAATGGTGAATATGAATTTAAGCCACTTAATTTATTTGTTCAATACTACCAACAAGATAATATTGAAAGACAAAAAGAAATTGATGCGTGTTCTAAATTAAATCATTCATTAAAGCATTTCAATAAGGTTTTTAGCTTAACAGAACGATTAACATATAAACAAATATTTGAATTAACAAACGATTATCCTGACTGCATTAATGTGATTGCAAATAGTGATATTTATTTCAATGAAACAATTTTATTTTCTCGTTTTATGAGAGAGGATGACTGTTATGCTTTAAGTCGCTGGGATTACCAAGAAAATGGACTTGCTGTTTTATTTGACAGAAAAGATAGTCAAGATGCTTGGGTATTTAATGGAGCAGTTAAAAAAATACAAGATGGAAATTACCATTTAGGAACTGCTGGATGTGATAATCGAATAGCTTGGGAATTAAAACAAGCAGGTTACAATGTGCTTAATCCTTCAAAAACAATTCACTCAATACATTTGCACCTATCTAATCATAGAACATATAAAGCAATAGACAGAATAAGCGAACCATATCACTTTATTTTTCCTCATCACTAATGAAATTATTACACATAGGTTTATGCGTTTCCGAAGGTGAAAACGGATTTCAAAAAGCATTTAAAGATGTTTTAGGAAATGAAAATTATTTTGAATTAAGCACAGGCGAACAGCATTTAAATGTAAAGATTTTGCAAAAGTTTAATGAATGTAAACCTGATATTGTATTTTTTCAAATACAAGCTGAAAACATAGTTGCAAATCAAACATTTGATTATTTAAAAAGTAATGGTGCTTTTGTAATTAATTGGACTGGAGACAAAAGAAATACTGCACCACAATGGATGATAGATTGCGCACCTTTTGTAAGTTTAACAGCATTCAGTAATATGGAAGATGTAAGAGAATTAAATAAATTAGGATATGACAGTGAATACTTGGAAATTGGTTATGATGAAAACATTTACAATAGTTTTGGCGATGCTTATACTGATTATGAGGTATTGTTTATGGCTAATAATTATGGCTCTGGTTATTTTCCATTTAGTAAATTTAGAATTGAAATAGCAGAAAACTTAAAAAACAAATTAAGTTCTTTTGGTTTATTTGGTAGTGGTTGGTTAAAAGGTAATGGAAATGTAAACCATTCGCAATTTGAGGAAGCTAAATGGTATAAAGGATGTAAGATTGCAATTAATTGCAGCCATTATAATGTTGCTCGTTATAATTCAGATAGGCTTTTAAGAATATTGGGAAGTGGTGCTTTCTGTTTGTCTTATAAGCATCCTGAAATGGAAGAGGATTACGAAAATTATAAGCATTTAGTTTATTTTGATTCAATAGAAGATTTAAATAATAAGATTGATTACTATTTACAAAATGAAGATGAAAGAAAACAAATTGCTTATAACGGGCAGCAATTAGTATTGAACAGAAATACATTTAAGCATCAAGTAGAAAACATTATAAAATTAGTAAAATGAAAGTTTTAGGATTTATGACCATTCACTATGGTTTAGAATATTTAAAGGAAAGTTTATTATCAATTAGAGACCATGTAGATGGAATGGTTATTAGTTACGTTCATAAACCTTCACATGGATATAAAACTATTTTGGATTGCCCTGATAAAGCGGAAGATATTAGGAAAGTTTGTGAGGAAATTTTAGGAAATAAATTAATTTGGGATGAAGCTGAATTTTATGGGGCTGAATGGCAGCATAGAGAGGTAAGATATAAATACTCACAAGGATTTGATTTAATAGTAACTATTGATGCAGATGAGGTATTTGAACCAAGTGAAATAGATATAGCTTTAAAATACGCTTATACAAATCCTGAAAGGTATTTTGGAATAAAAGGTTATCTTAATTTTTGGCGATCGTTTAATTATATATGTTTAGATGGATTTAGACCAATAAGAATTGAAAATTTAAATAACCATAATAGTTTACAGAATATTAATTGCCCTTTAACCATTTATCATTTTAGCACAGCGCAAAGCAAAGCTATTATGGAATATAAATATTCATGCTTTGGACATGCAAGTGAAATAAAAAAAGATTATTTAGAAAAGATATTTTATAAATGGACACCTGAAAATAATTTTGGTGATTTGCATCCAGTTTCAATTGACCTTTGGAATGCAGTAAAATATAATAAAAATAATTTGCCTGAATTTTTAAAAAAACATCCTAACTTTGATAAAACTTTGATATGATAGTTTACCATTTTTATGATGGAATATTTGAAGTTTGGAAATGTAAATTATACACGATTGAATTATGCATGAATTAGCAGCTGTAATAGTAGATACACGAAGATTAAGTTTATACCAAGTAATTACAGAACATTTATTTTACTTACCTAAGTACACAAATCTTTATATTTTTAGTTCTGAAGATAACAGGCATTTACAAGAAATGCTGAACTGTGAATTTCACGTTGTTGAAGTAAATGATATTAGAGGATATAATAAGCTTTTAAAATCAAAAAACTTTTGGAATAAAATTAAAGAGGAAAACGTTTTAATATTTCAGGAAGATAGCAGACTATTAAGGGAAGGGATTGAAGATTTTTACGAATATGATTACATTGGTGCAACTTGGGATTTTTATCCTTTTGTTGGTAATGGTGGTTTAAGCTTTAGGCATAAATCAGCAATGTTAAAAGTTTTAGAAATTTGCAATCCTGAAAACGATATTAATGAAGATGTATATTTTGCATGGGGCTGTAATGTTTTAAAATTAAATTTAGCACCAGTACATGTTGCAAATAAATTTAGCTGTGAAACTCAATTTCATTTAGGAACTTTGGGTTATCATGCAATAGAAAAATACTTACCTTTAGAAAAAGTAAACGAAATAAAAAAGCAATATGAATCAATTACTAATTAGAGATAATTACCACCAAGCTTGTAAAACTCCAAGTGATATAAACGAACATTTGGAAGTGCTTTACGATTTAGCAAAAGAATGTTCACATATTACAGAAATGGGGGTTCGTTCTGTTGTAAGTACATGGGCTTTTATGTACAGAAATCCAAGCGTTTTAGTTGGAATAGATTTACATGTTCATCCAAATATTGATGAAGCTTTAAAAGTTTACCCTAATTGGAAATTCATCCAAGCAGATACGCTTAAAATTGATATAGAGCCAACAGAATTGCTTTTTATTGATACGTTACATATTTACTCACAACTTAAAAAAGAATTATTTAAACATGCTAAAAAAGCAAAAAAATATATTGTATTACACGATACAACTACTTACGGGCAAAATGATGAACCGACTGATTGGCAAACTCCTGAAATCATGGAAAACTACCAAACGGAAAACAAAAAAGGATTGATACCAGCTATTGATGAATTTTTAGAAGCTAATAAAGAATGGTATATTTACAGACAATATACAAATAACAATGGTTTAACTATTTTAAAAAGAGTATGAATTTAAAATTTAGAATTAAGCAAGAATTTATTCATTGTGATATAATCACTAAGGATAAATCAGGAAATGATGTTTTAGTAAATCATTTAAACTTTAATGATTATTTTGCTAACTTGATGTTTGCTGCAGGGCAAAGCCATTTAATTGAATTAAATCCTTTGTACGATGTACAATTACAGGAAGAAAAAAAAACTTTCGAGCAAATATCGGAAAATGTTATTGCATTAACTTACAATCCTCTGGAGATAGAAGAAAACAATTTAACCAAAATTCCAAAAGAGCAGGAATTAAAGCGAAAACGTGGAAGGCAACCGAAAGTGAAAGCATAAAACATAATGGATTTTTATTGCCGACTGAAATAGCAACGCTTAGAAGTCACATGGCAATACTTCAGCACTCTTTAAATGAAAATTTGGAGAGTGTTTTTATTTTAGAAGATGACGTTGATTTTACTGATGACTTTATAAATAAGTTAAAAGATTGCTTAAAGGAATTACCTGAAGATTGGGATGGCATCCATTTAGGTGGTTATTCGCCGAATGGAAGTACAGTTAATTATTCAATCATGCTAAATAAATGCTTTGCAAGTTGGGGTGGTTATGGTTACATAGTAAATAAAAAAGCTATTCCAATAATTTTAAAAGAAATAGAAAAAGAGGAAAAACAAATTGATACTTACATTGCAGGATTAATGCCTACATTAAAATGGTTTAAAACAAAAGAAAAACTTGTTTTGCACCCACCTAATCAAAGTACTATATTAAACAAGTGGGTAGATTATAAAGATTTATATTAACTATCTTTAAAGAAATATATTAAAACTTAAATTTGAAATCATGTTTAAACCACGCACTTTAACGTATAAAAATCGTGTTGTTAAAATCTACAAGGATAACAACACCGACTTAATAAAATACGGTGCAAATAATGACTTTCCTCAAAAGCTAATACAACAATTAGATGAAAGTGGAACTGCAACAGCTTGTATTGATGTACTTAGCCAATATATCTATGCAGATGGCTTAGTAAATGAGCAATTAGGGGATTTTAAGATTAATGAAAAGCAAACATTCAATGAATTAATTGCCGAAATTACAAGTTATGTAGCACCTTTTCAGGCAGTATCACTTTATGTAATGCGTGGTTTAAATGGAAAAGTAAGTGAATTAAAGATTGTACCTTTTGAGCAAATAAGAAAAACAGACAGAGGTACTTTTATTGTTAATAATACTTTTGGAACTGCTAAATATAAAAAGGAAAAAGATAAAGAATTTCCTTCATTTTATGGAGCTGAAATAAGCCCTGAACAATTACGTGAACATGTAATGGAATGGGGCGATAATACTGGTGAAATCCTTTATTACTTCAGAAAAAAACCAATGAAAAACTATTATCCTATTCCTACTTTTTATAGTGCGATTGAGGATATTAATACAGATAGTGAGAATAGTAAATACGAACTTGAAAGCGTTACCAATTCATTTCTTCCAAGTGGAATTTTAAACATAGTTGGGAACTATGATAATACACAGGAAGATGAAAACGGAATGACGCAGCAAGATTATTTAGATTCTACTTTAGAACAGTTTACTGGAAATGTAAAAGATGAGACTGGAGCAAGTGGAAGGCAAAAGCTTTTAATCTTACAAGCTAAGACAAAAGAAGAACTTGCTGTTTACCAACCTTTAAGTAATGAAGGTATTTTAAATGCAATTGAAAACAGCACTAAAAGAGTTGCTGATAAAGTTGCAAGGGCTTTTGGAGTGCCACCATTTTTAATTGGATTGGGTGGCAACGTTGGTTTCTCAACTAATATAATTGCTGATAATATTGAACTTTTTAATAATCGTGTAAAGGTTTTACAAAATCTAATTAGTCATGCATTACAACAGTGTTACCCACAATTAGAATTTACTATGACACAATTAAAACCGATTAAATTTATTGATAGAGAAATTTTAAAAGATTTAACTATTGATGAACGTAGAGAAATAGCTGGTTATGAACCTTTAAATCAAAACAATGGCATACAAACCACTAATAATTAAAAGCGATTTTGATGCTTATTGCAGAATAAGTAAGAATATAAAAGATTCTGACTTAGATATTCATATTCGTGATACACAGGAAGTAGAATTTGAATCATGGGTGAGTGAACCTTTTTATACTGACTTAATGGAAAACTTATCTACTAAGCCACAATTAACAGCTTTATTTAATGAATACATAAAGCCTTTTTTGGTTTTAGGTTCTTATTATCGTTTTCTATTATGGCATGGTGCTAATGTAAGTCAGTATGGAATAAGACAAAACAATGAAGATACAAGCTCGGAAGTAAGTGATAAAAGACGGGCTGAATTAATGGGTGATGTTCAAAGCAAAAAGAATGCATATTTAAATAAGTTGAAAGATAAATTGTTTAATGACAATTATACTTATGACGGGGTGCAGTATAACTTTTATGACACTTACGATAAAAGGGAGTTAATGCAAGAACAAAATATTAGACAATTAGGGCAAAAAAAATTAATTAAAAAAGGAAGGGGGTTCTGTGGTTATCCGAAGGATTGTTGGTGATACTTACCCAGTAAAAATTCAGATACTTTCTGAAGATGGCACTTCATTCGATTTAACAGGATGTACTTGCTTTTTTACTGTTAAAAAAAGATATGAAGATACAGATGCACAAGCTTTAATTAGTTTGAGTACAAGTTCACATGTAACAGCATTGGAAGGTATTACTCAATTTACTATGACTTCAGCAAATGTTAGTTTAGTTGGTTCATTTTTATATGATGTAAAAGTAAAGGACACAAATAATATTATTTATTCTGTTATTACTGATAAAATTATTTTTGAAAATCACGTTACAATAAGAACTTCATGACACCTTATAAGCTTAAAATATTAAATGGAGTATTGAAGTTAAAATCATTTGCGGATGTGGTTTTAAATATCTTTGGAATAAAGGATTTAGGAACGCAAACAGGCAATGTAGATAATGGTTTAGTAGATTGGAGCATTCAGCATTTAACAAAGACTACAGCTCAATGGAATGCAGATACGACAACTATTTTATTAAAGGGGCAGTTAGGTATAGAAGATACAGCAAACGCAACATACAAGCTTAAAATAGGTAATGGCACTAATTTATGGAGTGCTTTATCTTACGTTGGTGGTGGTGGTGGTGGAAGTCAAGATTTACAAAGCGTTACTGATTTAGGAGCAACAACTACAAATGCTATTAATACTGCAGGAATAACAAGTGATTATCTTTTATTAGATACAGCAGCAACAAATACAAATGCAGTTGGTAAGATAGTTTGGAATGATACTTTAGGGACTGGTGAAATAGGTTTAAAAGGCGGTAACATAAATGCTAAATTAGCACAGGATTTATACGCAAGGGTTGTAAATAAAACAACTCAAAATTTATTAAGAGCTAATTATCAAGCGGTAAAAGTACAAAGCGCACAAGGGCAAAGATTAGCAGTTAATTTTGCACAGGCTAACAATGATAATAACAGCGCAGATACAATTGGAATTGTAGCTGAAAACATTAATAACAATCAAGAAGGGTTTGTAATTACAGTTGGACAAATTGAAAACATAAATACAACTGGTTCTTTACAAGGTGAAACATGGGAAGATGGCGATGTAATTTACTTAAGTCCTACAACAGCTGGTTCATTAACAAATGTAAAACCTAACGGAAGTACAGGACATATAATTGTAATTGGTTACGTTGAGTATGCCCATCAAAACAATGGTAAGATTTATGTTAAGATAATGAACGGATGGGAACTTGATGAATTACACAATGTATTTATTTCAAGTCCATCTAATAATCAAATATTAACTTACGAAAGTTCAACTCAACTTTGGAAAAATAAAACAGTTAATACTGCATTAGGTTATACAGCGGAAAATACATCTAATAAAAGTATAGATGGGACATTAAATGCAAATAGTGATACTTTATATCCATCACAAAAAGCAGTCAAAACTTATGTAGATGGTTCAGTAACTGGTTTATTAGATGACAGAGGAAATTATGATGCAAGCGGTAACGTATTTCCTTCAAGTGGTGGAAGTGGAACGGCAGGAGCTATATTAAAAGGAGACCTTTGGTATATAAGTGTAGCAGGTACATTAGGAGGTACATCAGTTGTAGTTGGTAGTTCAGTTAGGGCTTTAGTTGATACACCTGATCAAACATCAACAAATTGGTCAATATTAAATGTTGGGTTAGGTTACACACCTGAAAATTCCGCAAATAAAGCAACGAGTTTTTCTACAATTAATAATACTTTATATCCGAGTGTTCAAGCGGTAAAAAGTTATATTGATGGAATAGTTACTACTAATTATATAGACACACGTTATTCAACAAAGTATTATGTACCTTATTTAAGTGGCGAATCTGCAAATCAAAGAATATTAACAAGTAATACATCAACTCATGCTGTTCCTTTCTTGAATATATTTAATGATATAATTACTAATATAAGTATAGAAATAACTACAGCAGTAGCATCTTCAAGTGTTAGATTTCAAATATATAATGGTGATAAATCAACTTTATTACCAACCACATTAGTAATGGATAGTGATTTAATTGCATCAACAACAACAGGAATAAAAACTATTAGTGGTTTATCTTTAAACTTAACGCTTGATAATTTATATTTTATGGTTATTTCTACAAATACTAATAATGTAGGCGTGAGAGGTGTACCAACTTATTTAATGCAGCAATATTATGGTTCATTAACAAAATTTTTATTAGTAGGTAGGTCAGGAACTGGATATGATTATATGGGTGTTTCTAGTGCAGTACCTTCAACTTTTAATATATCAGGTTTAGTTGATACAACACCAACTTCTGGTATTTTTGCACCAACTTTATTTTTTAGATAAATTAAAATAAAAATAGAAAAGTTACGACCAAAAATATATGTTTAAATAACAATTAATAAAAAAAAAAGTACTTTAAAAAATAAAAAACATGATTACATTTTCAAATAGAGCAGGCGTTTCGGGTGGTTCGGAACTTATAGCAGATACAAATGCAAGAACAGGAAAACAAATTTGTGCTTTTTATGTTCGTGAAGATACAGTTGTAAGTGTTGCAACTGGTGGTGGTAAAAATTATGTTACCATATTTGGAATAAGTGGTAAAACATTAAAAGCTGGTGATTGGTTTTATGTACCTTATTTTGAATATATCACAGCAATTACTTTAACAAGCGGAAGTATTATTGCTTACCAAGAAAAGAATATATGATTGCTTTAAGTAGCACAATATATTATCAAAAAAAAAAATTTTGTGAGCCTATTTATAATTTAGAATGGGCAACAATTCAAGGTACAAGTAATGTGAGTGATTATCCTGCATACGGGCTTTATAATTTTTCTCACACAATGTTTATTATAAAAAAAAGTGAATTAATAAGTGCAAAGCAAATAACAGGCTTACAAATACACATGGCTGGTTACTCTTCAGGTTACACTTATAATAATCAAATAATAAAATTAGCACATATTACAGATTCACAATTTGGTACTAATGTTCAAGTATTAAATACAAATGGTGATGTAAGTGGAATAGCAGGAATGAAAGATTTAAAAACAGTTAAAACTTTTAATTGGACTGTAACTTCAGGATTTAATAATTTAATTTTTGATAAAAATTTTTGTTATAATGGAAGTGATAATCTTTTAATTATTTGGATTAATAAAGATGGAAGTTGGCAAAGTGGCTATGGTTGGGCTGAATGCCATTCAACAAGCGCACAATTCTTAAGTTGGTATAAACAAAATGATGCAAGTTATCCAACAGGATTAGGTACAAGAAATTCATCAACAAGACCTAATATGAAAATTAATTATTAATGGAAGATTTAAGAATTGAATTAAGTCAATATGGGGAAGTTTTAAATTGTGAAGATTATGGAAAATATTTTCTAATAGTAATTAATAACTGGGAAAAAGACATTGACTTCTTTAATAATATTGCAAGAAAGTATTTAAGTAATCAAAAAATTTGCACATTAGTTGAAGGGATTTTAAAATCAGAATATGATTGGAATAGGTAAAAATATATTTAAGTCAAATGTAAAAGTAGGTTCAACAGCACCTGTTTACGATGCTGATGCACAAGCTTATTTTACTGCAAATACATCAATAACAAGTGCAGCCGATAAAAACGCTATTAATACATTTTATTTAGGTCTTAAAAGTGATGGAATATATACAAAGTTAAAAGCAATGTATTTACCTATTTGGGGAAGTGCTACTTCATCAAAGTGGAATTTAATTAATCCTTTAGATACTGACGCAGCATTTAGATTAAATTTTACAACTGGATGGACTTATGCAAGTAATGGAATAACACCAACTATAGCGTATGCAAATACTTTTTTTAATCCTTCTGTTCAATTATCATTAACATCAAATCATATATCAAGTTATATTCAAACAAGTAGGGCAGCAGCAATTTCTACTCCAATAGGAGCAAGGGTTACGGGTACTGTTAGCGCAATTAATATTTTTCCAAGAACAACAGGAGATGTTTTTAGGCATTTTAATAATATAAGCGGTTACATTGATATTTCAAGTACAGAAACAAAAGGTTTTTTTATTGGTGCAAGAAATGGGGGTACAACTTATTACAATGCTAAAAACGGAATTACTAATAATGGTTTATCAACAGCAACAACGGCGGTAAATCAAAATTTTTGGATTGGAGCAACTGCAAGCGGTTCACCAGGTTCTCCTACTGCATTTTATAACGAAACTGCGAGAACCTCTTTTTATTCAATAGGTGATGGTTTATCAATTACAGATATAACAAATTTTAATACAAGAGTAAATACATTAATGACTTATTTTGGAATAAACGTTTATTAATTATGGAATACGGAAGAATAGTAACAAACGAACAAGCAAATGAACTACAAGGCACGTTCATTGATGCTGATACATTTTTTAATTTTGTACAGGACATAAACGAAATTTACTTTTTATTTCTTAGTGAACAAGATGAAATTGATGTTGCTCAAACTCAATATGCTTATTTATTAGATATTCCATTAAGTCCTTATACACCACCACCAACACCACCAATAGAATGAAAGAAGCATTAGACTTAATTAAGAAACATGGCGCAACTGCTGTTTTAGTATTGTGGCTATGGCACACTCATACTCGAGTAGAACATTTAGAAGCTAAGTTATATAATTGCTTAGAACGTGAAAGACTTGAACAGTTATATAGTAAACCAAACGAAGCTGTATTACCTAAGAAAATAGAAGATGAAACTAAAAGTAGTTAGGGAAACAAAGAACGATGTTTGCACCATTGGTAGTTTATTTATCAATGATGTTTTCTTTTGTTATACCTTAGAAGATAAGGACAGAGGATTAAAGCAAAGTGATTCTTTACTTTTTATTCAAGCAAAAAAGATTTTCGGACTTACTGCAATACCTTCAGGCTTCTATAAATTAACAGTTAATCAAAGTCCTAAGTTCAAAAGAATGTTACCTCGTATTCTTGATATTAAAGGATTTGACGGGGTTTTATTGCACAGAGGTAATAACGCCAACCATTCACTCGGATGTATTCTTGTGGGTTATAAAAAAGGCGATAACTCTATATTTGAAAGTACAAAAGCTGAAACTGATTTAGTAAACCGATTATTATTACATAATAACGAGGTTCACACAATAGAAATAGTATAAAGCAGAAAAGCACCTTACGGGGTGCTTTTAAGTGTTAGAAATTTTTATGAAAAAACACAAAGAACGAAGAGCAAATATAATAAAATAAAATAAATAAATATGTTATTACAATTAGTAAATGATACACTAACAACAGTAGTTAGTGAGGTAGTTAATACAGCGGTGGCGGTACATGAAGTAACTGGTGGTGGAGCTTTCATCAATGGAGTTGATAATTCAGTAGTCGGATCAATAGTTACTTTATTAGTAGCAGCTATTATTCGCCATTGGGAAAAGAAAAAGATTAAAAAGAGAGCAAATAAGTAGTAAAATATTCTTATTGATTTTCAAGTAGATAGCAATTATTTTAAAAAATAGTTGCTTTTTTTTGTTGTTTATATTATAATTTGCTTTATATTTGCTTTATAATTAAAAACACAAACAATGAAAGTAACAATTACAGTAACAGAAAAAGTAAAAAAAGAAATTGAAATACAATTTCCTTATTACACAAAAAGCGATTACAGGTTCTATAAATTTATTGATGAAAATACTTGCTTAGAAGTTTATAAAGGCATTACTGATTTCTCAATTGATTTCAGTCCTTATAAAACATTCGCTTTACCTTACGAACCTTCAACAGCTGAAGAGTTCAACACTAAATTTAACATTGTAAAATCTTTAATCGAATCATTATGAATAACGCAAATCAAATAGAACTCAATAATAACCTTGAATATTGGTACGGGTTCATAGATGCTAACTTAGTTCACTACAACCGAATAAATATAAGTAATGTTAGCTTAGATAATACAACAATGGAAATGTTTATAACTGATATAGAAACTCACTTTTGTTTTGACTTCTATAAAAAAGGTCAGGTTGTAGGTAAGCATAAAATTTACATTGGAAATAACCAGCTTGAGTTTGATTGGAACTTACAATTCAGTCAGGAACTTATTAAAATGTTTAAAAGCATTGATGTTAAAAATCAAGTTATATTATAACGTTTTGCAGCTAACAGAAGTGGCTGCTTAAATAAAACTTCAATTTATAAACCAATGCTGATAGCAGCCATTTTTGTTAGGTGCTGTTATAAGCTGTAAAAATTACGATTATGGATTTAAGACTTCATTCGACAGACAAAATTAGATTGGTAACTGGAAGTAGCAAAAATAACTTTATTGATTGCTCATCAGAATATCAAGAGATGGCACTAACTGTTTCTTTTTTATGCTCACAAACATATATGGAGATAAGAAAAAAGGCTAATCAAGTAAAGACTTTCTACTTTGAAAGTAAAAGGCATAAAAAAGAATTTGATTTCGGATACTGGGATGATGCAGAAGTTATTTTTGCGTTTAACGAGGTAGTTCACAAGTAATTTTTATTGCTTATAACGGTTTGCAAATAGGCTTAGTTTTTAGGTAAAATAATAACAATAAAATAAATTTATATATGAGAAAATGGACAGAAAAAGAAGATAAACTTATTATTGAGTTTGCTGAAAAAAATAAAAATCACATTCGCAATGGATTTAAACAATTATCTACAATTATAGATAGAAGTAGCGAAGCCATTGTGAGTAGATTTTATAATAAATTAAATAAAATAAAACCTAAAAATTGAGCTTATTTGCTGTTAGTTTTTAGTTTAATTTAAAGTTTTAATTATGACACCAAAAGAAAAAGCATTTAGTTTATATTTTAAATATATTAGGGATGTAATTGCTGATAACAAAAAAGCGAAACAATGTGCTATAATTGCAGTTAATGAAATAATTTTAGCAAATCCACATAGTAATCCTTTTTATGAAGTATATTCAACTATGGATTATTGGATTGAAGTGAAATTAGAAATAGAAAAACTTTAAATTAAATTGAAACTAACTTACATCTTTGCGCTAAAATATAGCGCCTTATTTAAAAATAAATTAAAAAAAATATGAAAATACCCGAAACAATTAAAACAAAAATGACAGAGTATTACACTCATG